AATACCGTTTAATATGTCAGACAATAGATCAAAATCACATGGAAAAGAATATGTCATGATATTGGTAGGAATAGCATAGCCAGAAGCTGCGCCGACTTCAGCATATGTAAAAGTGCCGACAGGATCTTGTCTAATGAGACTTTTTAGTGAACAAAAGAAATGTGTACCTAAATTCTCATATGTCATGAAATGCACGAACGATGGGTCATCACCATTCAATGCGACATTGGCATTCTCGTTAATAACTTGAAATGGATGAATATTCTCAGCAGCATATGTTCTTGGTGGACCAGACGATTCTATTTGCATTTGTCTGCCAGATATACCTAGACAATCTGTCATAACATCTCTGACGATCTGTGACGGTGAAGAACCACAAGGCCATGTTCTACTTACTAGACTTCTCGCATCTTCCAATAAGCTATCATCGCAGGCATGAATAGTAAACTCTTCTACGTTATTATTAAATAGTTTACGATTATCTATGCGATAGACTCTTTGACTAACATCTAGTATGCTCTGAAATTTCCATGGATTCATGCCTAGAATAGGTCTATTGATCGTTAAATTGACGATAGAGTTCTTAAAATCATCGTAATTTTTACCTAATACATGTATACCTGAATGGAATTTAATTCGCGTCTGTAAACCTGGAGTTAATAGACTTTCTGCAAGTGTGACTTCTCGCAGAGTAAGTTCGGACAGAGTATTATATACTGAAGCCTGACTGATATTACCACCAATAAAATTATAATTTATAGTGGCTAATTGTTCAGTATCATTTACATTTGGAGGAATATTAGAGTCATTAGGTCTTGCCATATTATGTAAATCTTCTTATAAACGTATCATTTGCGCCTGAACTTTGAGTTAGATTATCAAATTGAGACATGATTCTACCGTAATACTGCTTCTTAATTATGTTGATCTCTCGTTTCTTTTCGTTCTCGCGGATTTCGTAATCAAAGTATGAAATGCGTTCAGCTTTTACTGTTTCTATAACGTCTTTGCCACCAACATTGAAAGTATCATATGTGCTTTCTGCCAGAGAAGTATAAGTATCATATGGGTCAGTAACAGCAACGGCAGTGGCCACATTTGCAGAATCTATTTGATATCTGCTTATTGTAGAAACTTCGGCAAATAAGTTTTCACGAGTTATAACTTTTTCATACATTATATAGTTTGTCTTAGCCCAAGAAGCAACATTTTTAACGCCGTTCATATTTGCTTGTGAAGCATATTTTTTAACAATATATTTGTCAAATGTTCTATTGTCCATTGGCCAGTCATAGTGCGGATCTAAGATATCATTGGCATATAATATGATCCAGTGAGCTTCTGGATTACCGTAAGCTTTTTCTGCTAGTGTTTCTGGCTTATCTCCGTCACGAATAACATATTTTTCATAAGAAGATATGTTCTGCATTATATCTTTGATGATAGAGATACGAAAGAATATATTCGTTACACTATCAAGAGAAGTCAGCTTTTTTCTTTCTAGATCATATCGTACTCTTGGAAATTTATCAAAATATTGAGCCATGTTCTTAGAATCCTTGTAGAATGCGAAGCTTGTGTAGAGGTTCAATTTCTCTAAAGCCCATAGATAAACGTACTGCCACTGGATGACCGTTAGAGAATGTTGCATATACTCCAGTAGGTGCATAGTCAACTTCAATTCTTTCTAGTACGCAAGTATTGATACGTGGTATATTGGTATTTTCTATTCCTCTGGTAAAGAATGTAATATCAAATTCTGCTGGTGGAATATAAAGAGGAATAAAACCAGTAACGTCTGTAGTCAATTCTGGTGCAGAATAAAAGCGCAGTGCTTTGACGATTTCTCTGACAGCAATGGATTCTTCTCTATTATGTGGTGCCATCATGACTTCAAATGCAAATTGACGCTGATCTGTATTAGAGAATAGTATTTCTACTCTAGGATTGATTGGATATCCTGTCATGGCAGATGCAACGCCTACCATTTTACCTGCTCCATCCAATAATTGTCTGACGCCAGCAGCAACTTCGGTACCTAGACCTAATATACCTGATGCATATTGAGTTAATGCGCCAGCTAGACCGCCAGCTAGTGCGCCCAGTCCCTGACCCATCATAGCTGTAAGCGATACTTCTTCAAATCTCTGAACGCTTGTGTAGATCATAGGAGTAGGCATATGAAGAGCGATAGACTTTCTTATTCTTCTGGTTGCTCTAGGAAAACTTAAAGCTGCACGATTCTGATCACCAGGTAAAGAATCAATGGCCGTGCTGAAACGCAAAACGTCTACTTTTGAATATTCGTTCTCAAAAGCTAAACCATTATAATTGATTGTTCGCTGTGATCCTCTTTGAGTTTGATCAGCATATACTGGCACGTTGACATTAATGACCATGTAATGACCAAGATTATTCATATCTAGATCAGAAGGAAACATTAAAGAAGAGAAATCATACTGAGACTGAAGTAGATCAGGATCTCTATTTGAGAAATCAGTCATCAATTGTCTATCAGGAGGATTTGGAAAATTATTCACTTCAGATGGTGGACGACCTTGTGTTCCTGGCGTTGCCATTTATTATTCCTTTAATAAGTTTTCTATATATTTATATGTCATACAAAGGCAAATTTATACCAAAGAACGCACACAAATATAAAGGTAATCCCACGAACATAATATACCGTTCGTTATGGGAACTAAGAGTTATGAAGTATTTAGATGAAAACACTGCGATAATAGAATGGAGCAGTGAAGAATTAGCTATACCCTATATATGTCCTACCGACAATAGATGGCACAGATATTTTCCAGACTTTATCGTTAAAGCTAGATTGCCTGACGGTAGTACTCAAACAATGATATTGGAAGTAAAACCTAAAAAAGAAACTAGAGAACCAGTCAAGAAGAAGAAAGTCACTAAGCAGTATATCACTGAAGTAATGATATGGGGTAAGAATCAAGCTAAGTGGAAAGCTGCGACTGAATATTGTGCTGATAGAAACTGGCAGTTCAAGCTAATCACAGAAGATCATTTAGGTATATAAAGTAATGCTTATCATCGCTGGCATAGCCATAATACAGTCATGTCAAGTGGTTGTCAAGATAAATCTACATAAATAAACATATGGCTACAAAAGAAGAAGTAAATAACTGGTTTATAGGTAAAGCGCGGTCTGCTGCGGGTTATAGAAGAAATATTGTCAATAATCAAGATCGCACACGCGGTATTACTGTTATTGGCAAGATGTATTTCTTCTATTATGATCCGAAGCACAAGAAGACTTTGCCCTTATATGATAAGTTTCCACTGGTATTTCCTATTGAGAGATACGCAGACGGATTTCTTGGTATAAATCTACACTATCTTTCCATAGGCGAAAGAAGCGCGCTTCTTTCCAAACTTCAGACATATCGTTCAAACAATAAAATGAATGAGACAACCAAGCTGAGATTATCTTATGACTTGCTACAAAGCACAAGAAGTCTAGCCTCTGCTACTCGTCCATGTATAAAGAGATATCTATTCTCTCATGTCAGAAGTCCTTTCGTAGAAGTAACAGCAAATGAATGGGACATGGCAGCACAGTTGCCAGTAGCCGTTTGGATACAAAATTCATAATTTAGGATAAAATAAATGGCAGCGCCAAAAATATCAAATCAGCCAAACAATCTAAGAATGGGTGACTTTAGAAGTTACTCTGGAATGTATGAGGGACTAATTCGTTCGGCCAAATTTGCTGTTGAAATACAGTTATCTGGCAATAACGTTTTAAGAAGATTAGGATCTAGTGTTTTAGATTTGTCTAGAGATTTGACTTATTTATGCGAAGCTGCGGAATTACCTGGACGTGGTATGATGAACTTGGATCTCAGATATTATGGACCAAGCTTCAAGATACCTTATCAAACAACATATGAAGATATTACGCTAACGTTTCTCTGCCGTACCAATATGTTAGAAAGGCAGTTCTTTGATGACTGGATGGAAATGATTAATCCATCATTGACTTATGATTTTAGATATAAAGATGAATATGTTGCAGAGATTAAGATATTTCAATTTGGCGAATCTGACAACGAAAAAGATATCATTAAAAATACTGCACCAGAAGCTCAGTACCTAATAACACTCTATGATGCATATCCTATTCTGATTAATCCACAACCTGTTACGTGGGCCGATGATAATTTCCTAAGACTCGGTGTAACGTTCTCATATAGCAAGTGGTGGCGAGAAAGAGATGGACAACCAAAACCTTATGGTGGTCCAGCAGATTATGAATTAGTTGCAGGTAGAACTATTAATGGAAATAGTAATAATCTTTAAAAATAAAAGGATGATACAGTATGAACATGGAATTACCTAAGATTGATGTGCCAATATATGAATTGACGTTGCCTTCAGATGGGAAAGAAATTAAAGTTAGACCGTTTTTAGTCAAAGAAGAAAAGCTGTTATTGATTGCTTCAGAATCAAAAGAACCAGAATCGATCATTAGAACAACATTGCAAGTGATCTCAAACTGCATAGTTGATAGTGATGTAAATGTAAACTCTTTACCGTTCTTTGACATCGACTATCTGTTTATTGCATTGCGGGCCAAGTCTTTAGGCGAATCTATTCAATTAAATTTTAAATGTAACAATGTGGTAAACAGTGAACTATGCGGAAACGTTTTTCCTGTAAATATTGATATTTCTAATGTTGAAGTTTTTGATCTGGAAAAACCTAAAGTCGTGCAGCTAACCAATACAACATCACTGAGAATGAAATTTCCAACATATTCTCTGATGAGAATGCTAGATGAAAAAGACAATGTTTTAGAAAAGAAGACGAAGATCATGACGGCATGCATTGATGCTATTGTTGAGAAAACTAATGTAATGTCAGCAAAAGACTTTTCTAGAGAGCAATTATCAAGTTTTATTGATGGACTAACTGAAGAGCAGCTAAAGAAAATTCAAGTCTTCACTGACAAGATGCCTTCATTTGCTATCAAAGCTAATCAAAAATGCAAGAAGTGTGGTTTTGATCATAGTATTAGCTATACGGACTTTATAACTTTTTTTATGTAATGCTCAGCCATGATAACTTGATGAACTACTTCAAAGTTAATTTTGCTTTGATGCAGTTTCACAAGTACAGTCTGACTGAGCTAGAAAATATGATACCTTGGGAAAAAATGATCTATATGGATTTGTTGAAAGCGCATATAAGAGAAGAAGAACAGAAAGCGGCCGAATTAAAAGCTGCACAAAAGGCAAAGAGATAAATGGCATTTAATACCGAAAATATGACAACAGACTATAAGAAGCTGATGAGCATACCAGTTTCTCAGAGAGCGCACATGGCTCAAAATGAGATGTTGAATAGTATCTTGACCTCCATGACACCGACGCAAGTAGCTAATCTGTTTCCTTCTTACTACAAAGAAAGTTTGCCTAGCATAGCTGGATTCCAAAGTTCTGTGACAAAGACAACGACTGCTGGTGATGGTAGTGGTTATTCTGGCGGTACTGCTAAAGGTGGTGGAGGAAGCGGTGGTTGGGGCGGCACTGCTCAACCTACCAGTACGCTTACAATATCTGATATGAATAAGAAACTCTTAGAAAAAGGTATTGATGTAAACAATACACTACAGTCTATTGGTAGTGGTATATTAGAAAATTCTCCTCAAGCAAAAGTATTAAAAGGCGTTTCTTCAGAAGACCTTGCTAAGATGGGTATTCAGAAAACTCAAGACGAGAATGGTAAAACTTTACTGCAAGTTATGCCAACACAAGTTTCTCAGATGACAGATGAGCAAGTAATATCAGAATTTAAAAAATCAATTCCATCTGACACATTTACTCCGCGTGAAAGAGCCACCTTAGACTTTATTGCTAAGAGAGAAGGTGCCAAAGATCCTAATATTATTTTCGGAGATACTAGTGGACCAGGTTCAGGTAAATATAGTAAATTATTGGGTCTAGATAAAAGACCGTTAACAGATATGTCAATATCAGAAGTCTTTAAACTTCAAGGTCAATTGAGAGAATTAACTAAAGCTGATAGAATCGGCAAAACAGACGATGGCAGAATATTAGGCACTTCTGCTGTTGGAACTGGACAAATGATTGAAGGAACTTTGAGAAATAATTTGTTAGCAATAGGAATAAAAGAAGAAGATTTTGTTAAAATCAAATTTGATAAAACTCTTCAAGAAAAACTAACTTTGTCCAATTTTAAAACTTCGGGCATAGGCGATCCTAATGCTGATCCGAGTACTTGGAATAAACATAAATTAGGCAAACAATATGAATCTCTAGACACTAGTAGAGGACATTCTGCGATGACTGGCGCAGAAATAGGCGCAATAAGTTCTGCATCAACAATTCGCCCAGAAGCTGATACTCAAAATATATCTCCAGAAGAAGCTAGAGCTAAACTTGCTGAAGCTGAAAATCAAAAGAGAGTCGAAGCAGGAA